AGATTTGTTAGAAAAAATAGGGGATAACCCAGTATGCTATTTAACTGGTCGAAAAATAGACTTACTTGATGGAAAATCATATCATTTAGACCATATTATTCCTAAAGATAAAGGTGGCTCTAATACATTAGATAATTGCAATATTGCTTGTAAAGATGCTAATCAAGCAAAAGGAAACTTGCTTTATCATGAATTTATTCTACTATGTGAAGAAGTCTTAGATCATCATAAAAATAAGGATCATTAATTATGAGTGCTTGGTTAATTGCTTTTACTGGCTGCTGTTATTTATATGTTGCATTAGAACAGTATATGGTTCATCGTAATATTGGTATGTTAATAACATACATTGGATATGCTTTTGCTAATGTTGGATTATATATGTTAGCATCAAAATGAGGATATAATCATGAAAGAACCAAAAAGAATAAAACTAACAGATAATCCTGAAAATAAAAGAGTAAATTTAACACCGCTACCATCAGATTATAAGTACGATATTGAGATGGAAAATGATGTTTGGATAAACAATGAAAATAATAAACAAAACAATTCGCAAAGCATACCAAAATTGGAGTCCAAATCCTCTGATTAGGTGTTATCATTATTCTGCCGCATTTGATGGTCAGAAAATGATTTGTTTCACCCAAAATAACCCGATTAAAACGCATACTGGTGCTTATAGAATTGGAGAAGATTTTAATCTGGAAAAATACAAGGAGTTTCCTTATTATCATTCTGAATCTCGTCTTATTTCTAAACTTTTGGATAAGTATAATACCATTGATCCTAATTGGTCAATTGTTGTTATGCGTATCAACAGAAAGGGATTGGTTTTAGGAAGTAAGCCATGCGAAAATTGTGATAAACTTCTTAATGCTGTTGGATTAAACACTGTCTATTATAGCAACGATGATGGCAGTTTTAGTGACAGTTTTGGAGATTCCATTCAAGTAGAGTCCTTGACAATGCCGATGATTATGGTATAATCCGCTGTACGGAGGAAACCATGAACTGTATTTATTGTACAACTGAAATTCCAGAAGGACGAGCAGACTTTCTAATTGAAACTAATAGACGAGCAACTTGTTTGAGTTGTTCTGTTGAGTCAAAAGCAGTAGGATTTATGGATTGGGGACATAAAACTGCCCCTAGTCTTGTTATGGTTCCAAGTAATGCAAAACAAACTATTCGTATCCTTGATCGTGCAAACAGGAGAGCCAGATGAATAAAATGACTTGGTTAGACTTGTATAACTTCCTATATGAAAGAGCAAACGATATTAATAATCCCGGCAGTTTCCCTTGGCAAGAACCTGTACAGGTATTTGATTTTGAAACACTAGAATATTATCCCACTGATTTTATTCAAATGCCAGATAATAAGATTTCTTTGAGTATTGATACTTCTAAGACAAACATGGAGACTGTTTAAATGGAATTAGAAATCGAAAGCCTCTTGTTTAAGCAAGTTGAAAAACCTAAGCATCATCTTATGACTAAGATTATTAATGTCTGGGAAAATCGTTATCGAGTTAATGTCTATATTGAAATTGAAGAAGATAATCTGACTAAGAAGCGTATCCACAGCAGTTATTTTTGTCATTATAATCCTGGCAAACTTGAAATTATGAGTGGCCCTAGTGGAATTTTTCTAAAGTAGACCACTTGACAACGCCGATAACTGATGTATACTTAGAGCATACTTCAAAGGAGATAAACGATGCCCAAAGGTAAAAAAACTTGTCCGAAATGCAATCACGAAACTGGACCGCGAGCATATTGCTGCTCCAAATGCAATTATGTTTTTGTTTTCAAGCCAAAGAGCAAAGAGGCTAAGAATACAAAGATTATTCAGAATGTTAACTGGCGTGAACTTGTAAAGGGAGACAGAATCAAGGTTGGTGGAGGCCCATACTTCGTTAGCAGGGGTGAATTTATTCCTATGGGTTATAGAGGCAAATTCGTTGTTGAATCAATAGATGAGAATGGTATTCTTGCTTGGGGTATTGATAAGAGTACCGGATTTGCTCATATCTATATGGGCGGAGATATTCAGAATAAGGAAACAGGAGTTTGGAAAACCAAACACAAACTGATTAAACTTAAGCAGAAAGAACATACTGTATGAGTAATAAAAGCGAGTCACTTTCTAAACTCTATTCATATAGAGAGCAAATAGAGAATAATCTGAACGAAATTCAGGCCATTCTTGGGGCAAATTTTCCAGAAGAATATGCTGTGGCATCACAACATTGGATTGTCCAAATTAAAACCGCACTAACAGATAATACTCGATATCTTCCTCGTGGAGAATATAGTATGGATTATACTCTTCGTAGAATAGAAGATAAACTATTTTTTGAATCTGATAAAGGTGTATCTAAATATATCTAATTGGGAGACTATAAAATGGACAACGATCTTTACGCTATTACAAATATCGAAGGATACGCCTCAGAAATGAGGCAGGCTGCTGCCTATAGTCTGTGTTCAGACTCAAACAACGATAATCTAGATGACTATATTAGTCTAAAACAAATGATTAATTTGGTTAAGAATGAATGTATTGGTTTTGATGATAATGATCGTCCTCTTTTGAATGAAGATGCTAACGAAAAAATTTATGAGTCTACTGTGACTTGGATACATAATGTTGGACTGGCTAAACTTGCAGCAAAGGATTTGGTTCAATGTGCTTGGGATGATAAAACCAATGAGATGATTTTTTGGGCTAATCCCGAACTTAATAAACAAACCACTGTAAAGAAAAAGAGAAAATCCAATGACGAATCCGTCAAACGAAGAAATAAGAAGAAAGATCAGGGATCTTGAAGATAAGATACATGATTGTAAAGCGTATATCTCATCAGATTTTTGTGTGAGTTGTAATGAGATGTATGAAAATATTAAAAAGTATGAAGCAGAAATAAGGACGATAAAAGAATTATATCATAATGATTAGGACGATTAAGGAAATTTTACCCAAAAATAGAACATATTATGTTGCTGTTTCTATGGGCGTAGATAGTGTTGCCGCTATTCACTATTTACAAAGCAAAGGATATAGTTTAATCCCTATTCATTTTAATCATAATTTAAGAGATCAAAATTTTATTATGATGGAAAAATTTCTGCACTTCTGCACAAGCCTTGGTTTGTCTGGTCATGTTGGGATTGGTAAAAATCTTAATACAGAAAAAGATTGCAGAAATGCTAGATTAAATTTCTATAGTAAAATTGTTAAGAAAGGTAGCATTATTACTGCACACCATATTAATGATTGGGTAGAAAGTTATTTACTTAATTGTTTTAGAGGTCAGCCAAATAATGATGTCTTTTCACTAATTTCTAATTTTAATTCGTTTTCAATTTTACATCCCTTTTTACTCACAAGAAAAAAAGACTTTAAACAGTATGTTGACAGAAACGATTTGGTGAGGTATGTTGTTGATGACGAAACCAACTCTATTATAAAGGGCAGTCGCAGGAATTGGATCAGGAATTTTATTATTCCTCAAATGAAAGAGAATAAACTATCATTAGAAAAATTTGCACAAAGAAAAATTATCAAACTTATTACTGATATAAAACAGAATACTTAAAATACCCGACTATAGCTCAATTGGTCAGAGCAGGAAACTCATAATTTCAAGGTTCTAGGTTCAAGTCCTAGTAGTCGGATTAAACATGGTGTATAGTATTACTCCTACCTTTTAACTGAGAAATCAGTCCCGCCTTTAAAAAGAGAATAATATATGAAATATAGACTAACTCTAGTTTTTTTATTGTCATTACTTTTTGGTTCTTTTTCTTTTAATTGTTTACATTATGACGCCTTAGTAAAAGCAGAGAAAATAAATCAAATTGATCGTGATATGTATTCCAAAATGATAGCAATTTCCTACAATAGAAATGAGCAATAAAATGACTTGTCGCTCAAAACATCTTTCGATATATACCTTTCTTGTTGGAATATTACTTTTTTCAATCGGAATGAATATTATATTCTATAATAGAATTCTTATTCTTCAAGATTTTATTACAGGATGTAATCCTTGGGTTACACCGGATCAATTTGATCGTTTTCGTGAAGAGATTAATCGTCTTGATAATGAAAGATATCAAATAGTTCCACCAACGAAATTCAGTAGTTAGGGGGCGTAACGGATTCGATTACATAATTAAAATTATATTAGCAAGTAGTGGTTGATCGACAGGCCACTTTAAAAGTCGATTAAAACGCTTTAACTGGCGAAACTCAGTTAGCCCTTGCTGCCTAACTAAAACGGGCAGTAACAGACTGCGATTGCGAATGAGGGTAGCGATCAAAAGTCTGTCGTTAAATCCCTCTGCACTTACAATATCCAACGGGTTGTAGGTTAAGAGCAGTTGGTAAGATCAGAAAAATCTTGTTCGTTCTATATTCTGATTTAACTTATGAATGAAATAAACTTGTAGAAGATATTTTTGAGATTATGATAAGACAGGGGTTCGACTCCCCTCGCCTCCATTTAATATTATGTCCAGAAAAATTTGTTCATATTGTGGCAAAAGAAAAAACAAAGGAAGTTTTCCTAAGCATAGTATGTACAAAGATAATTTAGACAGTCGCTGTAAAAGATGTGTTAAAAAACAGTGTAAAGTTCGCGGTAAACTTCATAAAAAAGCCCCGCCTCGTCCAGAGGTATGTGAGTGTTGTAAAAAAGTGCCATTAAAATGGTGTTTGGATCACGATCATTCTGATGATAGTTTTAGAGGCTGGATTTGTGAGCGTTGTAATACTGGATTAGGAAAATTAGGAGACAATCTGAAAGGTATTGTAAATGCTATGAATTATTTATTAAGTCGTAAAAAATAATCAAATGAAACCCTGGATGAGTGATGATGAAATACAAAAAATTTCTGGGTATTTAGATACTAACGATGTATGTTTTGAATGGGGTTCTGGTGGATCTACATTGTTTTTTTCAAAATTCGTTAAACATTATACGTCCATAGAATATGATATTAATTGGTATAATAAAATAACAGATTGCATAGATCAAAATAATTTAACTAATATAACATATCTCTATTGTCCGCCAGATAACGATATTAAATTACCAATATTTCATGAACAAAGTAATCCAAAAGATTTTATTAGCTATATTAATATAATTGATAATTTATCTAATATCAAATATGATAAAATTTTTATAGATGGAAGATCAAGAGTGGCATGTGCCAAAAAAGCATTAAGTTATATAGATAAAAACTCTATAATTTTTGTTCATGATTTTTTTGATCGAAAAAATTATTTACCAATTTTAGAAGATTATATGATAGTTGACAGCGTTAAACATGGTCAGTCCCTAGCAATCTTAAAGAAAAAGACTTGACAGTGCTGATACAGTATGGTATACTGCAAAGACACAAGGAGAAATTGGAATGATTCACGATTTTAATTATGTTATGGGAATGGTTCGTGATCTTCGTGCTACTAGCAGCACTATTGATAAACAAGGAATTATTCTGGATTATTGTGGACACAATAGTGCCGCAGCATCTTTCACCAAGAATATTTTGCTTTATACCTATCATCCGTTGTGGCAATATAATATCACTAGTGATAATCTCAAGAAGAAGAATCATCTTGTAGCCAGAAAAAATGAATACAAAAATTTCTTTGATCTACTGGATGCTCTAAAGAGTCGAAAGATTACTGGACACGATGCTATCTCTGCTGTGAATAGTTTTATTGAACACTATTCCGAATACGAAGAACTCATTCATTGTATTATTGATAAGGACTTGAAAACCCGTGCTGGAGACAAGATTATCAATAAGGCTATTCCTAATCATATTCCAGAATTTAGTGTTGCTCTGGCAGATAAGTATGAGCCTAAACTTGTAGACTGGAAGGATGGATGGTATGTCTCTAGAAAGATTGACGGCGCTAGATGTATTGCTATTGTTGATAGTAATGGCGATACTACCTTCTATTCCCGCACAGGAAAGGAATTTGATACTCTTGGTATTGTTGCTGGTGGCATTAAGGCTCTTGGCATTGCTGATGTAGTATTTGACGGCGAACTTTGTCTGGTTGATGACGAAGGCAATGAGGATTTTCAGGGAATTATGAAGCAACTAAAAAAGAAGGATCATACCATCCCTAATCCGTCATATAAGATTTTTGATATGATTAGTCATGACGAATTTTATAGTAAGAAGGGCGAAAAGAATCGTCCTTATTCTATTCGTTACAATAATCTGCGAGAAGTTATGAGAGATAATACTTGTACTTGTCTTAGTGTATTGGCACAATGTAAAATTGAAAACGATGATGATTTTCTGCAATGGACAGACTATGCTACTGATTACAAATGGGAAGGAGTCATGCTTCGTGCTGACGAACCGTATAAAGGCAAACGAAGCAAAGACTTGCTAAAGGTTAAGAAATTTTTTGATAACGAATATAAAGTAATTGATACTGAAATGGGTGATTTCAGATATGTTAAAGATAGTGCTGAATGGGAAGAAACAATGTTGAGTTGTGTTATGATTCAACATAAGAATAATATTGTACGAGTTGGTAGTGGTTTCACTATTGAGCAGCGTCAAGAGTTTTATCAAGACCCTAGTAAGATTCTTGGAAAGATTATTACGGTTCAATATTTTGAAGAAACTAAAAACCAAGACGGTGGAATTAGTCTGAGATTTCCTACTTTTAAGTTTTTGCATGGAACTACAAGAACAGTATAGAGATGGAATTAATCTTAAAAAAACTTACCGATGTATGCGACTTACTAAATAATCAATGTATTATAACTGGTAGTTGTGCTGATTTTTTTCACATAGACTATAAAGACATAGACGATATAGACATTATCATAGAAACTCAACATTTTAATCAGAGTATGTTGGATGATAAGCGTATAATTATAATTGCAAAATTAGTATCTAAAAAAGATGGTCACTTATTGTATAGGTGTCTATTTAATCTAACTAAACTAGATATTTTAGTTAAAGATACAAACTTA